GTACAATTATGTATAGGTTGCGTATAACTGAAGTAAACATCACTGCTTACATCAGTTAATGAATTTGCAAAGGTGTTAACTCTCGCATAGCAAGATCCATAATATGGTATTACAAATTCGAACGATCCTTTGACCATAGAGTAATCGAGTTCAAAAGCTGGAGTATTGCCAAGTACTGATGCAATAGTAGGAGGACTACTGCCAGAGGTGTAACCAAGGTTTTCTTGATCTTCATAAAGGAAAGCCCCTACAAAGTGTGAATTAGTATTCAACACCTTGTAGCGGATTCCCCCTACAGAGAATGCAAATAGCGATCCGATGACGTCATATAATGACGCAGCGTAAGGCTGAACATTGATTAAATCTCCGACAATAGGCCCCGTTCCCAGTACAGGAGTAACACGAGGTGTGAATGTCGTGTATTGACTTGTTTTAGGTTGCTGATACACCCAATTGAAGCGCTTTATTAAAGCACGACAAGAATGTATTGTTTCTCCAGTTGTGAAATCGTCCACTCTAGTCTCAGAGGGGTTCGGTTGCACTCCAGTTACAGATTTGATGTCTGAGGTAGCAGTTTGCATCGCTGACCTAGTTTTAGCAACGCCATCAGAGGTATATCCAGATTGTAGTTCAACTTGCCGAGCTCCCGAGGAAGCAACGACAAACGTCACTGGTGAAAAATTGTTTCCTCCCATAGGGAACCCTAATTCGAAATTTTCTGCGCAGCAGAATTCGACTAGAGCATCTATGGATTGTGATACTACAGCACTAGAAGCCTGAAGTGTGTTATCAACAAAAAGCTGAACACATCCAGCAAAAGAGCCGAGTAGATCATAATTTCTAGGTGGATATGGATTCTCTCCTCCGACGTTACTTAAAGCAGGTGTTACTAGTTTCCATGGTGTCGGTGATACATAAGGTACTCTAACGTATAGATCTGTTTTATCCCTAAAGTCTAAAACAACTGAATAACAGTATTCTGAGTTTGCATAAGTGATCGAAGAAGTTGATTGGGCTAGTGGGTCGAAGACAAATTTAAGCCTAACAGAGTGATAGTTAGTCTTGATAAGAGCGATATGAAATATCAAATCACCCCTCCAGTACTTAAAGTTTGAAGCTATATAGTACTGAAGAGATGGCGATACTGCAATTCGATTACCATGACCTCCATAATTCACTGTAATGCTAGACCTACTATCTGGGTCATTTAAACAAGGTGTTAGTTGTGATGACCAGACAGATGTTCCGACCGACTGTGATGTCGTCAATGAAAAGTGTCCGATGTATTGTAGTGTTTGCATGAGATACTTAAGCGAGAGTTCGTCAGTATCGCTACCGGCGAATCCTGGCAAAGGCATGATTTTATTACCCGAACGCAGGCCTAAGGAATGACCATTGTCAATCCCATCAGCTGAAGCGAAGTTGCTAAAAGCATGCAAAACTACAGGTGAAATTTTGTCAAGATTGGTTGGCTTGCCTAATCCGAAGTGAGCAAACGCGTTTAAAACTCCCATACTCGCACCATTTAATACATTAGCTAATGATGAAATGGCGGGAATATAGTTGCCAACAGCATTCAAGGCGCCCACTGCGGATGTACGTATGTCATGTCCGAGTGATGAAATTGGTCCTGATCGTTCCTCTTTCATTGTAATTGTCTCTAGTCCGTTGGTCTTAGCGTTGGTCAGTTTTGTTTTGGATTGAAGCTGCGCTCGCAGAGCCGACAAGTTCGTCAACAGGGTCCCCTGTGACGCCAAGTTTTGCTGAGTAAGCGCACCAAGTTGTACATTCTCTAGATAAGTTCTAATAGCAATATTTATTGATTGAGTAGAAGCAGAGTTTAAGGGAGAATAGACCCAAAGGTCAAATTGTCCCCAATCTCCACCCCCTGTTGTCAAG